GTTATTGATTGTTATTTCCATTTATGCCGTCCTCGCTACATAAAATTTATAACGCTGAGGAATCTTACCGGTTTCCTTCCTGGAAACAACAAATGTAGTAACACTTCCTGCTGCGCCTAGGGGTAGTGCGTCTGTATCTTCCGTTGTTGTGACTGTTTTTCCATTTACTTTTAGGGTATCGTCGCCTGTTACATTGAATTTTACTGCGTCCTCGTCTGTATCGGTTACATACTCATATGTTCCGCCGGCATAGGTAGGTGCTAAGGTTAGAGATGTTGTGCCGTCCTTTTTCAGCACATCAATATCTGTTATGTCACCTGAGTAATCAACGTCCAAGGAAGGTTTACCTGTTACTCTTAGCTCAGCACTAAAAGGAATTTTACCGTCAACGGGAGCCTCTGTTGAAGGTGCTTTTTTAACAAAAGCGTCAAAATTCCATTCGCAGGCTATACCTGCCCCGCTGAAATCAATGATATAGGGAGAAACATCTCTTGAAATATAGTCGTCCATTAGTTCCTTTTGTCCGCTACCTCCAGGCACGAAGTTACCTTCTATCGTTACAATGCCTGTTCGTTTGATAGTTTGTATTACTTCCTCAAAACCGTCAGGACTTTCCAGGTGTGTTACTTCTTCCTCGTCAGAGTCTAAATCTAACCCTGCAATATTGGTAATCTCTGCTATAGGGTCTTCCCCCTCCTTGTTAAGGGTCGTTCCCCATGCCCATTTTGCTTCTGTCATTTCAATCACTCCTATTCGTAATATTTAAAGACATAATCAACGGCTACATGATAAGTCTTCGTGTCACTCTCGTATAAATCGGTTTCATTCACATTAAAACAAGCCGCTACATACGCCCCGCCTGAGCCACCCATTTGCCCGCTAAAAGCACTCAAGGCATCCCTTATCTCTTTTACCGTGCTCTTTGCTGTTGCGTAGCCATCAGAGAATACAGAGAACTGGTATCTAGCCTCCGTGATACCCGCCTGACTGGTTAGTGTGTAGTGCCTGATACCTGACACTCTACTTAACACAATGTAAGGCGTGTCGCAATCTAGGGGGGCGGCAGAGGCATATACTCTACTGCTAACAGAATTAACCTCATCTTTTAAGTGTGTATATACAGCTACCTCAATGCCCATTTATCCGCCCCCTTCTAGTCTTTTGCCTATGATGTCAGATACTATCCTCTTGATGTTTTCTATATTCTCATCCAGTGCTGGCCTGAGATAAGGTTGTGCCGCCATCTTGCTAGTGCCGTAGCAAACGTAGGGGGCATAAATAACATTGGTTCCTATCCTGGCCTCGTCGCCTTCTACCCTGTGTGTTATACTGCTCCTAAGATTTCCGGTATCTACCTGAGTCAGAAGTTTGGCTTGCCCCTCAACTAAAACAGCAGCAGTTGTTAAGGCTTTAGTTTTCGCCTGCTCTGCTGCTCTCATTATTTCGTCGCCTTTCCATTCGTAGGTCATGTTATCAACTCACAATCTACTTGCATAAATCTATCAAAGGCCATCATGTCTGAAGGAAACTTCACGTCGTAGTTATTGCTCCCGTTTCTTAATTGGTCGCCTTTTCGGATGTCCGTTGGAAAGCAGTAAAACCTGTGACTTCCGAAAAAGGTTTCTTTGTCGGCTGTTAACCTTTTATCTCCTGTGAGCGGCCTCATTCTACCTTCCACGTCTGCCTGCTTTTCCCAGTCCTCGACAATTCCACCCATGCCGTCATCGTCTTCTGTCCAGCGCCAAATTTCCCAACCGTCCTCGAAGAATTTCGATACTTCCTCAATCATGTTACCACCCCATCTTTCTATAAGGGGTGAGCATCTTTCTCATGCTTACGGGGTAGTCAGTCGTTGTCTGTTGGTAAGAAACAGAATAATCTCCTAGCGATTCTGACTGCATTCCTATGCCCCTGGCTTGCATTTTAATAGCCTCGACAACAAACAGTTTTACGCCTCCGGGGTAGCTTTTTATTTCTTCGTCGCTGTCCGGGTCATCTTCGTCATAGTCAGGATTGTCGATTAAAAAATCATCGTTGCAATAGTCCTCTACCCATTCAAGTATTAGGGGAATAACAGCATCTAAATAGCTGTCGGTAGGGGCATCCCCAGGTATAAGGCCCTTAATTTCTTCCTTGTCCATTACCGCACCCCCTAAGCGTTATCTTCTTCATACCAAAACAGAGTTAAAAGAACGTGTGTAGGAGAATCGCTTGCCTTTTCAACGTCAATAATGTAGTATGTGTCAGGCTTCAAGACAAATTCCTCGTTGGGGTTAGTTTGTGTTTCCGCAACGCTTGTGAATTGGTTAGTTGAGTCCCCTACAACCTGTATAATGTGCCAGGATTCACCTTCTCCATCACCCTCGCCCTCTGTATCGTAAGTTGGGCCTTCTGTTATACTAACCCCCGTATCTTCACCACTATAATCGTTTAGGTTGTTAGGGCCAACTAGCTCATCAAAGTTGTTTTCTCCTGGCTCGTTACCTTCGCTGTCAATTCTTAGCTCATTGTCCTCTGTGCCTCGCTTAATCGTTACCTTAACAGTTCCCCCAAGTGCTACCAAGGAAAGGTTTTTAAAATGTGTATATTTCTTTTCGGGAGTTTTAAAGGCGTATTGCTCATTCTCGGTAAGTGTGCCAATATCAAGGTATGCCTTGAACGCAATCCCTTCATGTATATACTTGTGGTCGGAATTTATGTTAGTTGTTGCCCCTGTTACTCTCTCCCTAAACCCTTCCATAATCTCTGTTGCTCTTGATTGGCTCATTTAATCACCCCTTAAAACTTCTAATAGTTCCTGCTTATTCATCTTGCCATACCCTTCGACTTCCCGGGTTTTTGCTTCTTCCCGGAGTTCGTTAAAGGTCGGTTCCTTTTCAACCTCTTGTCCTTCTCCGTTCCCCTGTTCGGCTTCCCACCCATAGCCGCCCTCCTTTAGCTTCTCGATAATATAAGGGTCGTCTGTTTTATATTCATGCCCCTTGAATTGGCATAATGCCTTATTATTGTCTTTATCCCAAACAATAGGGTTTAATGCCTGGCTATAGAACTTCATGTTTCCGCCTCCTTAAAATAAAAAGGGGCCGTAGCCCCTTAACTTGGTATTTCTGTGTAATAGATATATACTTTGCCAGCTAGAGAGGCAGCGTTTGCAACCACAATTTGCCCTGTTACATACTGTCCATCTTCTACCTTTTGGCAACTCGTTCCATTTGTGCCCTGGTCGTCTATGTTATCCTTTAGGCCGGTAGAGTTAATATCTGCTCCATCAATTAGATTATCGCTATTAGTAGTGGCATTAGCAGCAACCCCAACATCAATTTCTGCATCTGCTGTTCCACCAGCAGTAGTAACATCAACTATTACCCTGTGAACGATTAGGTCTGCGCTCTTGTCATTCTCCCAGGCGAAGGCATAAGCGTTTTCATCTCCGCTGTCCAAATCCTCTACGGCGACTTGCATAAATTCAGCACTTAGCTTATCACTTGTTATTGCTCCGTTTGCTACCTTAGCAGTTGTGACAGCGTTATCGCCTATCTTGTCGGCTTCAACTGCTGCATCATTAATTTTAACAGTAGTGACCGCATTTGCCGCTAATTCGTCATCTGTTACAGCATTATCAGCTATCTTGTCTGTGGTAACAGCATCATTGGCAATCTTGGCTTCGACAACTGCATCGTCATTGATTTTGGCAGTTATTACCGAATCAGAAGCCAATTTATCGGCAGTAACAGCAAGGTCATTTATCTTTGCTGTTATTACTGCATTAGTTCCAATTTTGGCGGCTATAACCGCACCGTCAACTATTTTCGCTGAGGTTACAGAGTCATTTGCAACTCCAGCGGGAGGCCCTAGTTCTTTTGAATTGGTTCCGTCGTGGTCGTGCCCTTCGGCTGCATCTAACAGTGCATCCATGTATTTTCTTAGTTCAGGGTTCCTTAACATTTTTGGGTCATAACTCATTTTTTTTATCTCCTTTCAAAGTAGGGGAGAGGGTTGCCCCTCTCTCCGTTAGTTCCTTTGATTGATTAGTCATCCAGGTTGTAAATTACGCCGTGTGCGAATGGAGGCCCAAAATCAAGGCCGAACTTACCGTATATCTGCCCGTCTTCAGATGCTCCATCCTTGGAAAGGTCTTCATAGAAGAAGTTTCCTTTTCCGGGAACCGGCTGGAATACGGGAGCCAGCACATCAAGCTCTACTACAAGCAACTTGTCTGTAGCTGCAAACCTGTGAGCCGGTAGTACTCCGATATTGCCGAAGTCGGTTTCAATCTGCTGAATATTTAATCCACCAACATTACGGCTTTCGGGTGCGTATCCGTAGATGTCTGTTAACCTTTGCTTTTGTAGTCCGTTAACCACAATAGCGGGATTGGTAAAGGGTGCGCCCACACTAAACATAGTCCGGAAAAGTTGCTGCAGTAGTGTTTTTGATAATTCCCCGGACGAACCGTCAATGTAAGTTCCATCCATATGCTCACATACGGAATACATTCCCCTTGTCCTGTTGGCTCCAGATGAAGTGGTGGAGCGTAGATATACGCCGTTTAAAATGGTATGCTCGACGTTCCTGGCAATTATTTTAAGGTTATAATCAATCTGCCATGCCAATTCATCGGCTACACTGTTGGTCTGCCCAACTGCATTAATGCCGCTTAACCTGCCCTGGTTAGATAGTTTCTCGTAGCTCAGGCTTACTGCCTGGTGGAATATTTGTGTTACGTTAAACAGCTGTTCCCGCTTTGCGTGTTGTGCGTTGGGAGCGGTTAAGCTGTCGTCTTCCGAAATGTTCGGCTGTGCAGGAGATGGGTATTCGTATTCAGAACCGATTGGAAATTCAAAATTCTGGGTCTGTAGTCCACCGCCGGTTAACCCACCCATCATAGTTAAAAGCGGGGTGTTTTCCATGTCTGCGGTAAATAGTTCCCCGGAATAGTTAGGCAAATCCCAATATGTCGCTTGTTCTGTTTCTGTCCCTTTTGAGCCGTGTCTAAAAGTTGTAGTCATAACTTATCTCTCCTTTAAAAGTTTTCGCCTTTCTGGAAGGCTTCTTGCTTAATCCTTATGGCTTCACGTGTCTTCCCTTCTTTTATCGCCTGCTCATACATGGCTTTATAGTTGTTGCCGGGAGGCGTGTCGCCGGTAGAGGGTTTATCCCCCGTAACTTGCGTTTCACCAAACAGGCTTTTCCTCTGCTCCTTGATTGGCTCTAGGTGCTTATCAAAGTTTTTGACAGTTTCGTTATCGTCAAGTTCTACTTGCTCTAAGTCGAATTTTTCAATTAACAGATCTATTGTATCGGGATTAGCGTTTGCTTCCCTTAGACCCCTTTCGACTGCCTGTTTTTTCTTGATGTTAGTTACCCTATTCTCCGCCTCATTTTTAAAGGTTTCAAACTCGGTATTCAGATTGTTAATCTGCTCTTTGAGCTTTTCTTTTTCTTCCTCCGACTTAGAGAGGTTTTGCACTTGTGAGCTTAGTTCGTCCATTTTCTCGTTAGTAGTGTTTAATTCTTCCTCTTTCTCTTTTAGTTTGTCCGCCTGCTCATTAAACTTATCTTTCGGTATAAAGTGTTTCGGCAGTTCTTTTTTAACCGCTTCCACCTTGTCCTCAATTTCTTCACTGGCTAAAATTTCTTCCAACCATTTCATAATTTATCAACCTCCTAGTAGCGGTTTATACCCTCGCCGGGTGAATAGGATTCGCCTCTTTATGCTCTAGCCTTTTAAAAGAGCGGTATAAAAAAAGAGCAACGAATTAATCGTCACCCTCCAAAAACTTCTTTACATCTAAGTCCTTGTTAAAAAACTTTCCCGCTTCAAAGCGGATATAAGATTTTAAACTCTCTGGTGTCTGTTCATGCTGGTATATTTTTCTAATT